CTAATCTCCAGTGGTAGATATCCTAGTTGGTGTAATGCTCTAATATGTGATACATCCCAGTCCCCACCAAGTGCGGTATCTAGGCGCTTCTTATAGGCTTCAACAACGGCTTCCTCAGGCATATTAAAGAACATATCGTTAAATGTCTCGTCTAGGAACTCTTTAATAAAATAAGTTAACCCGAACATAACAACCTTACCGTTCCAATCCTTAGGTAGATTAGAATATTTACCTGACCGGGCAGTGAAGTTGGAGTAAACTAAGTTAGTACCCTCTGGATACTGGCGTCGGTGATCTGCTTTATAGAAATCTATGGCAGTTAACGGGTTAATTCGCATTATACTACTTCCTTTACTATTACTTTAGTGTTATGTATATCACACACTGTGTTTGTTGTCCAGATATAATTATAGGTATTTAACAAGGATTCTAAGCCTTTTGTAAATAACCCGTGGGTTACATACAATATAAGGGTTTCAGCACCCTTCTCTCTAAGCTTCTTAGCCAGACCTAGAAAAGTTCCACCACCATCACAAATGTCGTCCAAGACGAGTGCTGTCTTCCCTGTCAAATCAACATCGTCTACCTCAAAACCCGACAAAGCCCCTGTTGCTGTATTTCTAACTTTGTACCCCTGTACTAACGGAAGACCAAAAATCTCTGCTGCCCTAGCTGCTTTAGCTGAAGCCCCCTTATCTGGGGCGACTATGACAGTGTTTGGCCCCAGAGCGGCTACCTCCCTTTTGAAATACCGGTCGAGTATCTGCCACTGGGGTGTATTCGTGACGCTATTTAGGAGCATTTCCGGTACATAACTGTGCAAGTCGTAGGTGTTGACGTGGCACCCCAGCAGGTTTAATATCTTACATAGACCTTTAAGGGTGTTGACCCGCCCATCTACAGGTTTATCCTCCCTAGCGTAAGGGAAGTAGGGGATATCCACAACCGGTAAGTTTTCTGCGGCTACTGTTAGCAGGGTTGCCACCAACTCATCAGATGTCTTAGCGGTTAGGTATAGGCATCCCTCTGTCTCAAGACGAAGCTCCCCTGAGGGGTAGTGATTAAGTTTCATCAGTAATCTCCTCTAAGACAATTTGGTTAGTTGCGTAGTCTATACCTATTACATATTTGTCTGGGTTCCCATCCTCTTCACTAGGAAAGAGTGCAGGTACCATAATCTCCTTAACATAGTCAATGTCGAATCTTCCTCGGTATGCCATTACTTATCCTTTTCTTCTTGTTTGTCAAACCATGCCAGAAACAGGCAGTTACAGATTACATGATTTAGGTGTGGTTGTCCAGACTCTTCATCAGTTTTTTCACCAGACATATATGCCATCAGGTGCCTGAATAGTGCGTCTTTGTACCTATCCGTGTCTTCGCATAACTGCCAGTTATGCTTACTATACTTTTCTGCGCCCTGTGTCAATACTTTTACTGTAGGTGCAAACACTTCCCACGGTACTAACGACCACTGGTCTTTACCAAGGTCATGTTTAGTGAACTCTTGCCCCGGTCTTGTCCCTGCGCGAACCTTCTCCCATGCAGCAAGATAGTCTTTACTGGTGATAGTATTACCTTGGTTTACTTTCTCCCAAGTACGCCCCTCTAAACATAGAGAAAACTCCCAATCATCAGCCTCAAAAACACCATCCTCAGGGCAGGTATAAGCAACAGTTAGTACATCCCCTACTTCGACCTGAGCCCCTTCGGCACAGTGCTCAAGAATCCTAATCTTATCACCTACTCTAATCATCTTTTACCTCATGTACTAAATATGAAATCGGGAAATCTTTTCCGCCCCACCACTTTTCTGCGGCTTTACGGTCTTCTTCTGTGAAGTAGGGCCTACCACACTTACCTCTGCAGGTGGGCTCACAACACCATGTTCTATCTTTATACCCCATTATCCGCCAATCTCCGATGTTTTTAAAGCTTTACCACCCTTAGTCCAAGAACCACAATCCTTACACTGGTAGCGTTGGTATTTACCTTTGTTAGTCATAAAGAAACCTCTTTTCTGCATATCTATGCTGCTGCACTTAGGACATATAACATCCTCTGTGGGTAAATACAAGCCTGCATTTGGGTGATTTTTCATGTAAGGGCGTAGGCGTAGGTACACATCCTCAAGCAAAGTTACATCCTTCTTATTATATGTAACCATGGCCTTGAGCGCAGCTTTGCGGGCACAATAATCGCCTGTCAAGATGTCAAACCACAGGGCGTAAGATGTCTCAATCTTTGTGTCATCCACTAATCTATCTCCTAGGAAGTCTAGTTTATTAGAGGAGAATGAGGCTACTTTGCGAACCTCTTTTAAGGTGTCGATCATCCTGACCGGTGGCATAGGTTCTAGCTTATGGTAGATAACCCTTGAGTTAAGCTTCTTAATATCGAAGCGATCCCCGTTGTGGTGTACAATAATATCTGCCTCAGACACTACATCACGTAATGTTTGCACAACTTCTACGTCATCATCAGGGTCGGAGGGGTCAACACACACCGCATGAGTAGTCTTATCCCCTAACCATTTCCATGCACCGCAGAGCACTGTTTGATCCTTGACAATATTCTTAGGTGATATATAGTCCGTCTTAAGCGAAAACACCGCCGCCAACATGTAACTTAGTTCTATGTCCCAGATAAGAATTTTCATGGGGACCTCATTCGTTGTTATAATAAATCCATAAAGTCTTTAAATCTTAGCACAGCCAAAGGCTCTTGTCTATTCTTTTTTATTACTAAGAGTGGTTTTGTGTCTTTGTCTACGTTAGATTCTGTTTGTCGCCACCAAGCCCACAAAGATACTGTCTCCTGATTCTTGGCTTCTACTGAGTAGGGGAACTTCTCTACAGCAGCTTGGGATAATTTAATATCTGCCCCGCTTTGACCCATACCTGTAGATTCTACATCCCGCTCAGTTAATTGAGGGAACTTCTCTAGGATAGCATCCCTGATAAACTGCTGGAAACGACGGCCTTTGGATTTTCTACTTTGTGGGGTTTTTGCCATCGTCTATAACCCTCTGTAATTTACTATAGGCAATACCAATCTCTGATTGAAGACGTAGCAGGGCGGGGCCGCTAAGCCATAATTGCACATCCTGTGTGCAGTCCTGTGCGCGAATAGTTAATAAAGCTTTGCCGTCTCTTATACGGTCAGAACCGCGCATAGCTAAGACACCTTGGTCTACAATAGTTACTGAGTCTTTCTTCTCTACGCGAGCCCATAAATCCCTATTTTGCATACGAAGCTGCGACAGATCCTTAGCAATCCTCTCTTCAAACTCAACAGTATCCGCCAAGAGTTTGGTGAGCTCCTCACCTATGTTTATATCTGTCTTATCCATAAATAATTGCTCCTAGGTAATTCTTTATCACTTCTATATTAAGTTCATCCGCTTCCAACAACTCCACAGCAGACTTACCCTCAAAGGCTTTGTTAGGTGTGTGCATCCACTCTTTGATACGGTCAGTGTCACCCCCAAGCAGAGTGTGTAGATATTGATAAATAACTACGCAGGATAAAGGTACTGCTAAGGCGATATGCTCAGGTACACCCAATACCTTCACTGCCGTAGCCACAGCCTTCGCCAATATTTTATCCTCAGTAAGCATGTTAGAAATCCTCCGGTGGAAACCCGCTCATGATAAATAGTGCTGTTAGAAAACCACCTATCAATACACCCATAAAACTAGAAATTAGTACACACATCACGCACCTACTCTCTTTCTTAACTCATTCACTAGGGTGTATAGCGGCCCCATAATCTCTTTATCAGAGCAAAGCAAGTGTGTTGGTTTATCTGGGTATTTTGAGTTGGGCATCTGCTCCTCATAGTCTAGAAATGTGAATAGTTCATAGACCAGCTCCTCCAGACTAAGCTTCTTAACCTCTTCTCGGTACGCCATAAGACCCTCCTCATATTCTTTCTGTGGCTTAGGTAGTTTTTTCATATTTGCCTTCCTCTCGTGTAATGTTCCAATTTCTCTAATTCAACCACGATACCCTGTAGTTGTTGTTGTATCTCCGCAGGGAGAGGTCTGCCTTGGCTGTCGGTTATATACTGGGACGGGTTGTTTGTGTAATAGCTCAACATCTGTTTGATGCGGCCTACTTGTTGGTACACCCACATTATACTGCAACCTCTCTTAGTTTTCTAAGCACTGCGCCTAGTGTTTGTTGATACCCCACCCTACAACTAGAAATAGTCACAGGATGAAATTCTCTACCGGAGTCGCTCTCCTCTACAGCATCTAGGTAGGAAAACAGCTCCCCGACTAGCTCTTCGGTAGACATACCCTCAAGTAGTTTTAGATAAGATATTAGCTGTTCGTCGCCTCTATCCTTCATTATAGATAACATTTTAGCCATTAGCGTTCTCCTTCAGGTACTTATATGCCGCGAGTACAGCTTCTTCTTCCGTGTCAAAACCTTCATAGCGAACCAGAGATCGGTGTACTGTTTTACCTTTCTCTGCGGCAATTTCTACTTTTTCAATATCTGTACTCCAGTAATGCGGGCCAACACCCACATCCACCCAATCAGAAAGTGTATCATTAACTGTTACGTGTCTAGTGTACCGTTTATGTAACGTCTGGTTGTGCGTCGAATCACAGATAACAACAGGGAAATATTGACCATAGCAAGACGATTCCTTGTCCTCATGTTGCTCAACCTTAACAAGTCGGGGTTTTTTCTCGGCTCGGCTAAGTTCTTTTTCAAGCGTAGATAGTCTAGCCTTTAGTTGGGTTATGTAATCCTTGGAGTCCTCTACTATCTTCTCTAGCGTAGTAGGGAGGGGTAGATACTCGTACTTCGCACGTACCCTGTCTAGGTTGGTACATTTTCTGCGTGTGTATAAATCCATATACCCGAGCGGTGGGTCATAATAATCCCTTAGGTGTTCGGTCAGTGTACGTACTTTATCTAGACCAGTTACAACATCCATAATACTTACAGGTCGCCTACTTTCTTCTTCTTTTTTCTTACCCCACATAACAATTCTCCTTATATTTCAGTAATTACAAAAAACTCGAGGTTTTCAAGGGCGGCAGTATACGCAGCTTCTTTGGTAGGAAACTTTTTTTCGTACTTAAGTAGTGGCCTCTTTATTGTCTCCCCTGCTTTGCCGTATACCTCTACCTTATCTATCCTCTTATCCATAAGGTCTGTGTACTCAGTAAATTCCCAAGCTGTTAATTTATCATCTTTGATACCTCTCTTGTACACTTTGTAAAGCACACGTTCTACTATTCCATAATAAGATACTGTAGTAAAGTTAACTTCCCAACCGTCAGTGTCGTTACCTACAACTTTCAACCTGCGTAAAGACACACCTTGACTTTCGTGATGTGCCTTGGCTCGTTCTAACCCGTTCTTCAAGTCCCGTATCCTAGACAAGATGCTAGGCTCCTCAGACCACTCTGATAAGTCAAGCGCCTCAATTAAGTTACCTTTTAATTTAGCATATGCAGATTTAAACATAATAAACATCCTTATGTATCAATAGTTTAGCCTTCGCATGAAAGGCACTCATCATCTTTACTTGCTTGAACACCAGCCAATGTACGCATATAATACAACGATTTTATGTTCTTGTCAAGGAAAGCTTCTCTGTGTACCTCAGCAATATAGGCTTCATCCTCGTCTGCGGCAAAGAATAGGTTAAGAGACTGGCCTTGACAGATATACGGCTGGCGGTTAGATGCTAAGCGAACTAATACCTTCTGGTCAATCTCATAGGCAGTTTTAAATACTAGTTTCTCTTCGTCAGTTAGGAAATCCAGATGTTGTACACTACCTAAGTTCTCTGATACATTCTCGATGACCCTATCATTGTACTTACCTTTAGACTCAAGCAGCTTAATAAACTCAGGGTTGATACGATCTAGCTCACCTGCTGCCCCCGGCTGGGTGTAGGCATTGGCAACTACTGGTTCAATACCTTGAGATACTCCACCACAGATAAGTGCTGAGGTGGTGTTTGGCGCAATCGCGAGCAGATGGGTATTCCTGACCCCGTAACCTTTGCACCACTCGGGTTCACCTAGTTCCTCAGCCAACCAGCGGGTAGCTTTGTCTGCCTGCTCCTTGATATTCTTAAATATCTTAGTGTTAATCAAGTTAGCTTCCAGACTTTCCATAGGGATCATGTGTTTCTGTAGGTATGAATGGAATCCTAGTGTGCCTAAACCTAAGGCTCGACCTTTCTCAGTGAAACGTACAGATTTTTCTAGGCCGGGGATTCCCCGCCCGATTTCAATAAACTCCTGCGCCACACAATCTAGGAATACTGTAGCAGTAAACACAGCATCGGTATCCTTCCACTCATCGTATTTATGGAGGTTCATTGAGGATAATACACACGTAAAACTATGCTCCTCATCTGAGTGTAGAGTAATTTCGGTACAGTTGCCCGTGACCACCCCGTTAAACATAGCTCTACCACGCTTAGGTTCAGTGACACAGTACGTAGGTGCCCGCCTATCCAGCCAAATTAGGCGCTTTACAATAGAGCGTTCCATAGGGCGAGTAGGCCATAGTTGTCCCGGTATTAATTTGGTAAGGTCGTCTGTGGCGCTGCCTGCTTTATACCATGACTCTAGTACATCTCCTGATTTCAAATCCCAAGCTCGGGTAGGTTTATTATTGCTCCCGTCTAAATAGAACTTGTGGTATGCCGTACAATCAAGGTAGTTGCCGTCTTGAAACTCCACCCGAATCAGAGCGGAATCTTCTGAGGTCTGACGCACCTGAACGTGGCTCCACTCTTCACCATTCCACACATCGACCCACTCATCCTTAAGGTCAGCAATTTTAATCTGGGTTGCACCTACAAAGTCTTTGCGTACAGTAAGCATTGTCTCAGGGGATACGCATAGATTTGATGCTTTAGCTCGCAGTCCTAGGTCATGGTACATCTGAGGTTGCTGGGCATGAGTCTTATCTACAAAGTTGAAATACCCCTTGCCTGTGACAGCCTTAGTCTTCATAGCTTTCTGGAAACGAGTAATAGCATCTTCGTCACCTGCCTCCAACCGGTTAATAAATTCTTCTGAAACATTCCACCCGATGTTAAGGTCGTCTGGTTGGTTTAGCAGGTAGGTGCACACTTCATAGAAATCCCCGTGGTCAATAGGAATATACCCAGCCCAACTTCCGCGTCTGACTCCACCCTGTGCGACGTCCACCATATCCCGTACAAACATCTTAAAAACAGGTAAAGTGCCTGAGGCTTTACCGTTACCATTGCCGATATTAGCGCCACGAGGGCGAATATCGCCTAAGTAGGCAGAGGTGCCAAAGCCGTTTTTAGTTAGCATAGCTGTCTCAAGCCTGTTAGCATAGAACTCATACACAGAATCCCCGATATACTGGCCTGAGCAGGAGACTGGGCAACCGCGCTTAGGTAGCCCCATATTAGCTAACACTGGCGTGGAGCAGGCAAGCCACCCTTTCCATAGGATGTCGTAAAACTTCTTTTCCCACTTTTCTGAGTCTGGCATGTGCTTAGCAGCAGTCTTAGCAATACGCTCATAGGTATCTGACAAACCCTCTGCTTCATACAGGTATTTCTGCTTAAACATCTGCCAGCCCGGTGTGATAAACCAGTCAGGTAGTAAACCTTTTGCCTGTAGTTCTTTACGTTCTTCTGATAATTGTTCTTTGATTGTTTTAGTCATTTCTGCTCCATTAATAGATCATGAAAGGGTCTTGTGCTCTGTTCATAGAACACTAATACTCCAATAACAAATTTTTAGCCTTCTCTAGTAGCCATAGCACATCTCCTCCATCAGCCATAGAAGAAGCAAAGACCATCTCACCCTCTTTATCCCAACCTATGACAACTACAGATTCTAACGTCTCTTCTAACCCATCCAGAACCCTCTCTACTGGGACATCAAGTCGAGTGGCTATATCCAAATACTCTACCTTATCGCTCATTTGCTACCCCAAGTAAAATTACCTTCATCCCAAGTTCTGTTATATGAATTACCAATACCTGTGAAAAAGTCGTGAAACTGTACAGAGTTGATATTCTTATAGAACCAGTCTTTGATGGGATTATACTTCACCTCGAAGATCGGGTCAATCTCTAAATTACGCAAGCACAGATTAATTCGACTTTGTACAAAGTTCTTCAACTGTAGGTCAGTGATACCTTCAATCTTACCTTTCTCAAAGATCATATCTGCAATACGGGCTTCATGTTCATAAAGTTTATGTGCGGCCTCTTTGATCTGGTTCTCTACAGTAGCGATGTAATCTTCATCGTAGGTACCTAACTCCAAACCTTCCCGCTTCAAGGTGCGGTACAGCCACGCCCCACCTTCCGAGTGCAGATTCTCATCACGCACTGAAAAATTGATTCCACGCACTACATTGAGTAATTGGTTCTTACCACCAGCTTGGAAATGTTTTAGATAGGCAAAGGAAGAGTATAAGATAGCCCCCTCAACCATAGAAAACACACCTAAGGAGAGTAGGTCGTCATGGTGGTTTACATAACTATCTACGAACTCCATACGTTCTTGCAAAACTGCATCGTCGGTATAGGAATTATAAAACTCGTCTGTAGCCAGACCTAAGGCTTCGTTTAGTTTATTGTAAAACGGGGCGTGTATATTTAACTCAAAGTAAGAAAAGCAGTTTGCCATACGTTGAATATCTGGGCGAGGGAACATCTTAACTACACGTTCTCCCCAGTATTCATTGCCTGCGATAAGTTCATAAAGGGTGAAGAGTTTCAACACTGTGATAACACCGTGCTTGGCTTCGTCACCCATGTTTACCATGATGTCTTGTACATCTTTTTCTACATTGATTTCATCATCAGTCCAGAAGACCGAGTTTTGCTGGCGGCAGAACTCGATTGCCTCGGGGTAGTCAATAGTGTAGGTAGTTTTTGGTGTTTTAATTCTTGGTAGTGTCATAATTTTTAATCCCATAAGTCTTCAAAGTAGTCAAAGAATAATTCCTTAGCTTCTTCATATTTAGCTCGCTTCTCTGGTGCTTCGTGGAACCAATCATCCTCTAGGTAATACTCAAAACCCTCGATTATAGTGCCTAGAACTTCTTGCCACTCAGTAACATCATCAAAAACACAAGGGTAACCTATAGGGTTTTCTTTGAGTAGCTTTAGGTGGGGTAAAGTATTCATTAGGATATAATGATCTAAGCTCCAGTGTGGTAGCCAGCCGTGTTTTCTATACCAAGAACTAGTCAACCACCATTTAATTCTTCGTAGGTATTTCATACAAATTCCCAAGTGTAGTTCTTTTTACAGTCATCATTAAGCACCTCGACATCGCCTTCGCGGAAGTAAAGTGTACCGTCCCCATCCCAAAACCAGACAACAATAATATCTGAAAGGTTGCACTTGTACATCTGGACTCTGGAAGCGTAGGCCCTGCGATCATACTCATTTTCAGTTATAATACCACCACCGACAAGTTCGTGGACGTGCTGTGGGATGTCTTTATACTCTAAGGGTTCAAAGCTTTCACGAAGAGTAAAATTGCTGTAGCAGCCGGTACCCTCACCTACAAAGGTATATTCACGGAACACTTCACCTACTACATTAGGGTCTTCTTCTGTTTGTGTATTAATTGTCTTTAACACCTAATCCTCCACATAGTATTTAATCTTCTTATCTTTTGCTTTGCTATGTCTACACGGCTCAGCAGATACTTTCTTATGACAGATACCATCTTTGTATGGGCAGTAGGAGCAGTTATAGTCTAGTATCTTATAGCCAGTCTTTTTCCTGTTGAAGTATTCATCTACCACACCTGTGCATGGTGGTATTTCATCAGGTCGGTTTATGATATGGTCTGCCTTTGCTTCGATCTCTTTAACATACTTTTCGCGGAGTCTTTTATGCTCTGCCTGAGGTATAGCAACAACCTTCCAAGTACCAGAGGACTTATCTATAACAATCCACCCACCCGCAGGCATACTAGTAGCCTCCGAATAACCAAACAACTGGGCAAAGTAGCCAAACTCGTCTTTTTCTTCTACGGTCTGCCAATCAATCCATTTGTTCTTAAAAGCGTAGGGAGAACAGGTTTTAACATCCCAGATAAGCCCGTCAGCCTCAAAGACTAGATCCAACTCCCCGCGAATCACCTCACCATTAGCCAGTGGCAGCTCAACCTTGACATTAGGTATAAACTCCACACCTGCATGTTTCATCAGAGAAAAAAACACCGCCTCGTAGAGATGCCCGTAGGTAAATCTCATCATCATAGACGGTGTTACTTTCTCCTTACCGTGCTTCTTCTCTAAGAGAAGTCGGCGGAGGTCTTTACCCATAGCAGACATACGAAGGCGGAACTCTTCTGAGTTATCCCGCAGGTAAGTGTCTAAACACTTCTCCTGTACTGACTGCCCAATGTCGGCGCACAATGCTTCCACTGTTTTTTGAGGGAGAGTATTATCGCATATCTTGGACAAGAAGTCAAGTAGTTTCTGCTCGAATGGTGCTGTCATAAGATTAATTCTTTGTAATAAAGTTGTCGTCGTCTCCAGTGAGGCGCAGGTCTATCTCTGCATCAGTGTTGATAGGCTCCATGTCTATTCGTACCTGAAATAGTGTGCCCGCAGGCAAGGAAACTAGCTGCTCTGGTCGGGATTCCCATAACTTAGCTGGTAACAGCTTCCTGAGTAAGTACTTCTTCCACTTGGGTAAGTCTTGCTGCATAATAGCCTCAGCTATTGAGGGGTAATTATATAGAGGTGCTGTACTTTCCATAAAGTTTATCCTGAGAATAGTAGGGGTACTTAGAGTACCCCCACAGAGTTAATATTAAACCTAGCTAGGAATATCCTCAGCCTCGTAAGATTCGTTAGTCTTAGGTTCATACTTCTTAATACCATACTTCTCAGCAAAGTCAGCAGACACATACTCAACCATATCTACTGGGCCTACTGCACGTTCCTCACTCCGATTATAGGCAATCACCGTAAAGAAGTTATACTGGTCAATATGCTCCTGAGCCATCTCAGCCGCAGCCAGTTCATCCTCAGTTACTTTAAGGCCAAGCTTAGAAGTGTTAATAGTCATGTGAGGGTCACCTAAGATAAGTTCAATCTCAGTGGACACAGGTAGGTCTTCTGACTCCTGCATGAACTGCTGCATAGCCATTGCTTTACCACTAGGCATCTTAATAGCAACCAAGTCACCATCATAGATAGCATAGAGTACACCGTAGAACGTAGCCTTGTTCTTATTGATTTCTGCCTCAGCCCCATCCAGACCTTTGGCTGCTTTACCTAACAACCGACCACAGGCAATAGTACCGTCGTTAGATACTAGGTGCCCCGTCATAGCTGGGTTATCTAGTACAGACTCAGATTCTACAGCCCAGCCAGAGCCGTTCTTTGCTTGTCGCATAAACTTGTTAGCAAACATAATTGGGCGTACTTTAAGACTATCACCTAGGAGAGTCTTTTCACCGTCTTTATAGATAGTGAACTGCCCTTTACGGTTGTTGATACTCACATTGAGTACATTAAGCTTATCAAACTGTTTACGCTCAGAGGAGCTAGCTGCCTGTTTTGGCTTAGTTGTCATATTAGCAAGTCGTTCCTGCTGTTCTTTAGTTAGTGCTTTACCCATTGTTAATTCCTTCTCTTTGGTTATTTGTTAAGTAGGCAGTTTATTTCAAGTGGGTCAGCCCCAGCTTGTATTGCCTGTATCTTAGCCTCTGTCGTCACTTGGTTGATGTATACTACGGCTGTCAACAGAACGGCTAAGATAACAGCCACCCCTAGTAACACCTGTAATGCTTCATCCATTGTTAATCTCCTTTTAGATTAAGTTAAAAATATCTAAGATTACCACTACTGGTAATACTAACCATGCCAGTGAACTTACCACCACGGTAATTACAATAAACACCGACATTACTATGCGTAACGCTTCCATTATTTCACCTCCCATCCTGTAGGCCATCTTTGAAACCTAGGTTATACGCGTTTTCTATCGTCTCCGGCACCCAGCTCCAATCCCTACTAAAGGAGTTGTCCTCAGGTTCGCCACCATCCCACTCTTGAAGGATGACCACCCCGTTACGGATGACCAACAACACGGTGTACTCCCCGTAGTTGCCAAAACAATCCATAACCTTGTCACGGATACCTTCAGGTACTTCCTCTATGTTTGTGGCTGTTATTACCTCAAAACTCATCAGCTTATCTCCTCCTGTTCAAGCCAATTATCCCCTATCGACATCTCTGAGTCAAGCGGAATATCTATCTCTACTCCAAAACGTCGTCGGCACTCATCATATACCATACCAAATGCTGTGTCAAATAGTTTCTTCACATCTTCTATCTCCTCGGGGTGGACATCTGCTGTTATATCATCGTGCACTGTCAACATCAAGTAGCTTTTTAAATTACTTTGCTTAAATAGTCGCCACAGTGTTATCAATACCACAGGTACAATATCAGCCGTGGCAAACCCTTGTACGGGATAGTTGTAAATCTGGGTTGTAGGCATAACAATAGGTCTACCATACTTATCCATATCACGCCTAGCTCCGGGGAAAGCATATATCCTCCCGCTAGGTATGGTTACTTGCTTATGTCGTAGTGCTTCTTCACCTAGTCTTTTATGCCACTCCCTGATGCCGGGGAATGTGTCGTAGAAGTGTTCTGCATACTCATTCAATTTACCATATAAAGGCCCGAAGGTTTCAGATTTGGCTTTAGTGCGAAGAAGCTTCTTAGTCGTGGCATCTACGGTAGTAATCTCAGGGAAATAAAACTCACCAGATACCATGTGAATATCCTGCCCCGATTCAATAAACTGGTACGCTTTCTCACAGCCACTCAGGAAAGCCGCCACACGGAACTCCAGCTGGGACAAATCGCGGGAGAGTATTTTACCACCTTCAAACTTAGACACAAACACTTTTCTGATAGGGAACGTATTACCCCGGGGCATATTTTGGCAGTTCTCTGTCAACCAAACAGTACCTTTGTGCCTAACGATAACAGTGCCTTTAGGCATAGTCGCACAATACACAAGCCCTTGGTAGGGGATTCGAGTATGTTTCATATTAGAGGTGAGATTGCCTACCTTGTCCCTGATAATATCCACTATATAATACTTATTTTTGTACATACGCATTTTAGCTGTGTGCCCCGCCATTATCTGTGCGACAAGTACAGCCTCAGCATTTTGTTTGTGCTCCGAGCAATACTGGCTACTGCGTGTGTAGCATCCGTCCCAGAAGAGTATCTCTTCCGCAAACTTCCTCACGGTGCTTCCTGACATAGACGTTATCTGTCGTGGGTCAAACATCTTTGTCAAGTGGCTAAATTTGGCAGCCTCCTCCCTACGGATATAAATCTCTCTTCCGTGCTGGGTCTTACCATGTCCAAAAGTAGTGTAAGCCTTATCTTGATATATGATGCCTAGGTTATCTAATGTTTTACGCAGCCTTTCTATCTTGCGTAGTTTTTGGAACTTAAAACGTACTTGCCCCCACTGTGATCTAGAACCATCTGCTTGTAAGGCGCACCAAAGTATAAGCTCATCATCGGGTAGAGTCCACCCTGTGTCGCTCTTAAAGCCAGACTGCGGTTGTAGCGCATCTTTGAGGTAGCAATCTGCTGTGTAGGAGTTCTGTTTACCAGTCTTCCTGTTGATTAATTGGAATCTGTGGTCTGGGGTACACACCATAGACAGAGCGGGATTGGCTTGGTATCTAGACTTACTTAGGTGTATTAACTCCCCATCATAGTTATATTTTATCAACTTAGTCGGTTGAGTATATGTAATAACACGACTTTGTTTATCCCACTGGGCTAGGATGTCATCATTGTTAACATCTGCCCAAGAGACAAACCCACGAGCAGTCAAGACCTCAACCTCCGGGGGGAAGCAGTTAGGTGACGTGGAGCTTAGGCGACCCGTAGCCGCCACAGTCTGCTGAAAGGATGTGTGCAGGATTCCGTGGTACATCCCCCTGCGAATACCCCCCATGACTGAGTTTAGATAGCTGCTAATTGCGCTAAGTCGCTGGCAAGCACTAAGAAACTCCACAGCTAATTGACCTTTTGCATTAAGCCGCTCCTTCTCCTCTGCCCGTTTTAGCAGTACGTCGATGACATCCTTTGACCCAGCAAAGCCGTTAGCCGTGGCATACCAACTTCCGGGGTGGTGAAGGTTAAACCCAGCCTTCTCACCAGTCTCAACATATTGAATACCTAAGCCGTCACACTCTTTGCAGGTGGTGGGTTTCTTGTACAGCTCCCCGTTCTTCTTTGTTTTGTAATAATGTCCCCGCCCATCACAAGCTAGGCAATGTCTGGCTTCAGTTTTGTACACATCCTCTGTTAATTCGTGCATAAGTTTGGTGATCTTATGGTCGGACAACCGCATAGGATATTTCTTCTTCTTCACCCCGTTGCGTACCTCTGTACCTATGTCAAAGGCTTGTGACCATGCTTTCTTACACTCAGCATCACGGAATCTGAAAGAGTAGATAATCTGGGATAGTTGCTCAGGTGATCCTACATTGTAAGGCTTATCCCCCATGACGGTCTGTACAATCTCTTCGATACGCTCCTGCAGCTTCTCCTGCTCAGCTTTGTACTCACGCTCTAGGTTATCCAAGGCTTCCACATCAATAGCACAACCGTTACGTTCCATGTCTGTCAAGGCAAGGCACATCTCATTCATCAAATCTAGGGCAGGCTTCATGGTTTTGGTGTCTTGGTCTGTGGCGAGTAGGTCTTTTTGCTTTAGGTACAATTCCTCTGTGGTATAAATATCTGCCATACCATAGATAATCAACTCCTCAGGGTCCATCTTGTCAGTATTAATACCTGCTTTAAGGCTGTCTTTGAGAAAGTCAGTTTTAGCAAAGGTACACTCTCTACGCTCCGCACAATCTTGTAGACCTAAACCGGGTTTTAAGCCCTTGGCCTGTAGGTATTCAAAGATCATCGTATCCCAGACACTACCCTCATAGGTAAAGCCACACTCATACAACCAAGATAAATCGAACTTAAGGTTGTGCCCGATCATACGAGTAGTAATCATCAGGATGTCTTGTACCTTACGGAAGTTTTCCCTAATAGAATCACCACCATTAAACTTCTCATGGTTAAACCAGAAGTACCCCTCAGGTGCAATATCCTCCCCGCCGTTATGGGGTGACTTGACGGGGGTGTCTCTACCTACGAACTTGTATTGTACCATCACCAGCTTATTCTCTGGGTGATACGGGCTTGGTGTGCCACCTAAAAGGCTTTTACCCTCAACCCAACCTTCGCGGGTGGTGGTGGTTTCTACGTCTAAAACTAATTCCATAATGTTACTTATCGGTAATACTTCTTTGCTTTTGATACTATAATGGTAGTAATACTACTGCACGGTAATATTTTTTAAATAAGTCCAGCCTTCAGGTTCACACGGGGTGAAATAATATCCTGTGCTCCATTCATCCCCATCTCCATAGTAGAAACCATAAGAGTCCTCTAGGAAGTAGTCATACCCTCTGAAGCCTTGCTCAATCTTGCCATCCACTACGAGGTACAGCGGGGTATCATCAGGGGCTTCATCTAGGTTAGTATTAAATTCTAAGTTAATTTTAATCATAAGTTCCCCTTAGTATACGCGTTATTCACCATATGCACAAACGCAAGCGCCTCCTCCCATAAGCCGGGGCGAAAACGGGCTAGAACAGTATTACCCTCGAGAAAGTGCGGATCGAAGTTATCTGATGTATCTATAGGACTACTTGTCACCACTAATTTAATACCCTCAAAGTTAGTACAATCCTTATACTTTATCTCATAAAGGTGAAACCGCCCTACTGGTATGTGCTTAGTAACCTTATAATTACGAGGGCTAGGGTTGGGTAGTAGCATAGGTGAACTACCGCCAGAAAATAGCATACTCATTCAAACAACTCCGTTACATCAGGTATATAATCTTCATCCTCGTCAAAGTGTTCCAGATAAGATTTATACTCGTTACTTACTTTTTGCCTAGTCTTGTATTTATACTGTAGGCGGGTGTCATGATAGATTTCCCTAACTAAGCACAGAACATCCTCCTCTGAGTTACCCATCAACGTCACAGGTATCTTATGTTCAACCTCGTCTGTGTATTCATCTGCTTCTACTACGAGGAAGTTATCCCCTGATTTAATAATTTGATACATTTAGACACCCCTTGGTTATAGGTCTATTCTACTAATTTCTGGCTGGATTGTAAAGGCTACATGTCCTTCATTACCTGTTAATTTATTCTTACAGAAGTTTGCTACTCTTAACCCATTATCATTCCCTTGTGTTTTACCATAACCCTCTTTACCTATGGTAATAATTAAATCACACTCCGCCGCCTTGTCTGTCTTAGAACCAGCGAGTAAGTCATAGGAGTAATATAGTTTACCATCTGCATCAGCACTAGCCTGAGATACACCTACCACAGCACATTTATGCTTCTTAGCAATCTCCCTAGCAGTAACATAGATAGCACCATACTCCTCATGCTTACCATTAAACTTACCAGAAACTTTCACTTTGTCAAGCTGATCTATTACTACAATGTCTGGCTTGTGCTTATGAATTAACTCCTCTAACTTAGCAAAGCTCATACCTACTACGTCAATAACCGTAACATTCTTAGCGATCTCTGCGTACAACTCCTTAGCCTTCTCCATCTCAGGTGTATCAGAATGTACCTCCCGCATATCCATGCCTGTGTAGGAAGATACACCTCTAAGCTTAGTCCGGGCGGCAGATTCCTCATTACCTCGGTATAATATTTTAGCACCTTGAGAAGCCCACCCACCGGGTTGGAATATTAAGCTGGTGATAAATAGAGTCTTACCCGCATTTGGTCTGGCACCGATAAGAGATAACGTCCCCGGCCCAATACCCTCCGCTTGCTCTTTAAAAGGTTCTAGGTGAAACTTCCACTGGCAGGGCATCTTACCCAGCTCTAAAAGCTCGTCTAAGTCATCTGTGATAGGCTCAAAGTCATAACCAGAGGTATCAGCAAAGGTAGTCTGGATGTCTCGGATAAGTAAGTCAATCTTTTCTATATCCCTGTGCTTACCATCAGCTAGGTGGAAAGCCTCCTGAGCCAGAGTCGTAGACAAGAGTTTGATCTTCTCCATCTTAATAAGACTCTCAGCCACATCAGGGGAACTCTCCACCTCACGGAGGTGATCTACCACTGAGGCTACTGCCTGAATAGAAGCACTTGTCTGAGCGGGGTAACGTGCTTTGAACAAAGTATATAATTCGCTCGGGAGCACATCACTCTCATGCTCAGCAAAGTGCTCCTTGAGGCAGGTGTATAGCTTGAGCTGGTCTGAGTCAAAGAAATCATCCTCTATCAGATCACGGTTCTTTTCATAGAACTCGTAACTCAGACAGTGTTTTAATAGTTCAACACTCATTCAATTATACCCTCTTCCACTTCCTCTAGCCAATAGTCTGTGTTATTATGGCGGTGCTCTTGGCCTTGCCATATATTACATATACCCAAGGTTGTGTCATTATTATTAGCAGGGAAGGATGTGTTTAACACACTAGCTATTTTTTCAAATGTAGGTTTTTCTACCCACCACGCCTCTAGGTTGTGCGAGGGCTGGTCATAGTTATTTTCTATGCTAAATAAACACCAAATCTTCATATTAAACCTCTTTTACCTGTCTTGATTCTATGGTTACACCTAATTTATCTTTTATAATCACCCCTTCGTACACAATGAAATCAGCATCCGCTATCTGGGTTAGAGTCAGCTTCTTGCCAACAACCATCTCGGCCTTGTCTCCTTTTACCAGCAAAGATGTGCCAGCGTGATCCATTGCAAAGTTTATACCTAACGACATAATGTAGCCCCTATTTACGGTTTGCTTTAACCCATTCAGGTGCATTGTCGATCTGAGTTTTGACCTCGTTTGCTACCTTAGCGTTTACATATTTGACAACCTGAGGAATCTTATCCTCCAGTTCTCCAACAGGGAAGTCTGCTGCGTAGCTAAGTTGAGCACTAAAAGCACCAAAGCCTAGTGACATAGAGCGGGAGTAGTTAATTCGTACATTCTCCCCGCCGGGTAACTCTTCTACAGTTACATTACTATTTTCGTAGTCTTTATTTGTTTTCTTAACCATGTTATTTCCTCATATCTAAGTTGTAATATTAACAGTTGACAGGTAGTTTCGGCGGTAAGATAATACACACAAATATCGGAGATACCTATGCGATTACTGACGGCCTTATCACTACTCATCCTAACATCTTGTACTCAACCAAGTCAATCCTTTTCTTTAGCTAAATTGTACACTGGTAAAGAGCAGGGTACTTGGTGGAAGTCCCAGAGTAGCTGTTCTGCTACCCTTTGTCCACCTGAAACTTACCGTAGATAATTACTCCTCCCGCAATTCACGGCTAACAGTTCCGTCCGTATATTTAACGGGTTCGCGGTTGGGTTTCCGGTGCTTGGCTAGGGCTTGCTCAACTTCTTCACATACCTCCCCGCATAAAGGGGTGCTGTCATACATATCACACTTTACGCTTGCTAAAGCCTCCACCAACTCCTCAATTTCTGCCTCAGCCTTTTTGCGGCGCTCTTTCTCTTTGCAATACTCATCCCAAGCTGCCTCACGTCCTGATGACTCCGCTTCTAGTGCAGCCTTCAACTGCTCGTTTTCCTTTGCGAGGTGGGATTCGTGAGCATCAATCGCGGCTTTTGCTGCCGTGTAGTGGTCAACTGTAGCCGTTGGAACGCCTAAGCACTCGCCATCCTCGATACTGCAGCCTGTGATATCCCTAGCCACCCGCTCCAACTCGGATGAGTTGCTACGCAACGAATCCTTAACACTCGATGCGTTAGCATCTTGTGTGTGTTCTTTGTCGTTATTAATCATACACACCTCGGATATTTGCATTTAACTACTTGGTAGGTTTTCCCGTCCAGAAAGCCTTTTATGTTTTCGCCAACGGATAGCTCTTTGCCGTCCAGACTACAGCTTATATTCGCACCCCCACCATTATGAGGGTAACAAGCTTGCATTTTTTGCGGTTGCCCGTTGATTTTTTCTGTCCATGTTCGATAAAGGCATAGCTGTTCTTTGTCGTTATTGGTCATTGGTTTTGTCCTTTTAATATTCGGGCGGGCCGGAGGTGCGCCGAGCCATTCTTTTACTTGCCAAGAAAATATCATCACATCTCCTTTATCGCAATCTCGCACCGTTCGCCGTTCATGTTGGCGTGGGTGACTTTAAACATACCGTCAGGGAAAAGCTCTCCTTCCGTGGACAACCAGCAATCATCATTTACGGTGCTAGCGACTACGATGCCTTCATCGCCGGTTTCACTCTCACCATAAATAATTAAATCATGCTCGTAATACTTCATTATGTCTTTTGGCTTCGGATATCGCGGCAGGGCGGGGAGGGCGGTTGCTATGTGGCGTAATCGGCATTGGTTATCTTTGTCGCACCCGCGTATATTTACATGCGCCAAATACTTTTCATGGCCGCCCATATATGTTGGGTGCCAGTACCCCAGCTCAGTATCTTCATGCCAAACAACCGTATATTCCGCGCCGTTGATTTTCTCTACTGTAACTTTAATCTTATCACTCATCACTTCCTCCCCGTCACACGCCGACTAGCTGCACGATGTTTGCTGTTGCTTGGCTTACGGTTGCTATACATAGCCTCACGCTTTGCCGCTCTGGCGCTTTCTATAGCGCTATATTTGGCTTGGTTTGCCTGTGTTGCCTGACGCCAGTTTGCAAAGTGGTCTGTAAACTGAGCACTGGCAGATAGCGGCACTAATACCGCTGCGATTGTTAGTAGTTTAATCATTGGTAAATCCTCTCATAAAGTTGTTTATCATCTGGATTAAAAAACACATTTGATAGCCCATCAATCCTGAATATATCGTTACGCCCATGCTCCATGCGGTAGCAGCGTTGCCAACTATCGCAGAACTCTAACGCAACATGGCCTTCATCTATAAAAGCACTGATCTGCATCTGGTTCTCTGAGTCACACGCCTCTTTCATCTTCACATAGCGCCATAGCGCCAAGTCCTCACAATCACCACAGCCCCGCGATTCTGTCACCTTTGGGCTGGCTAGGTGAATATCATCCTCGCAATAGTCCAGTGTGGTATTGGCTAAGCGCTGGATGACATAGGCGCAGGCTAACAGGTCAATGCTCATTGGTCTTTCTTTCTGGGACATTCCCTAATAACTGTTCCTGCGTTTTCGGTTAGCAGCCGTTTGTCTGTTCGCCCTTCAGAGCTCTCCACCCATTTTAACAGCGGTATTGTTATTGTTTGAGGGCGGCGGTGTATATACTCAGGTTCGGGGAGCAATTTCATTGCAGTCCTCCGCACATGAGAATGTCAGCGGCGCGGTTGAGACGTTCTTGGGTGACTGCACTTCTGGCACTAATAAAGCTAGCCTCGTCAGGAAAACAGCAAAAACGAATATTATGCCCAGCCCTACACGTTCCCCATACAGCATTTTTTACTTCTCCCAACCCAGCTCCCGGCTGATTACGCAACATCATCATAGTTTCGTTAAACTCTGCCCATGCTTCGGCGTGTTCTTTGGTGCGGAAGGCGGGATAGTCAGCTTCGTAGGCGCTGCCGTCAACGTTTATCGTTTGCCATTTGCCTTCGCCACCTTGCTCCACTATCCACATTGTCTTAGCAGGGTCATTACACACAAAAACCCCTGTGCCATTCCCCTGCTCTTTGTCGCATTGCTTAATATAGGCTTGCAGTTCTTTAATCTTCTCTAGTGCTTCTTGCTTATTCATCGGTTTTCTCCTTGGTTTAGGGCTTGTTTGACTTTCTTTAGACGGTCAGTAATTGAATCATGAGCTTGCTCTGCGCTACTCAATACGATTGCCTCATAAAGTAATTGGTCAACATCGGCCAAAACCTCCCGCATACAGTCATTTCTTTCAGAAATGCTGTTATTCTTCTTAGTTAGCTCCGCTAACTCTGAAGATAGCCTATCAATCTCCTGTTGCAAATGCTTCGCATGTAGCAACTGGTCGTCAAGACTGCTTCGCAGGTCTTCGACTTCCGGCTGTCTGGATTCGCGGCCTGCTTTGAAATGATCTTCCATTTTAGCTTTTACTATTCCAGCCGCACCTAGTGAAACCAACCAATCTTCAAACGCCTTGCGCGCTTCGTCTTTAAAATAAGCTTGGCCCTCTGGTGCATCTTTAGGCCCCATGCTGAAATCATAGTTATCAGATGGGGGTTTTTGTATCTTGTCTTTTGTCATTATTATCCCATATCTACAAATATACTAGTTAACGACTCGGACTGGATATGCTTAGCCTCAGCTATACGGTCTGCTTCCAACTCATCACGAATCTTATCTAACTTCTCTTGTGAGGTTACCACACTAACATTACCTTTGTCAATAGCTAAAATCATAATAGCATCCTCGGTATCTGCTGCTAGTTCCTGCGCTTCACTAAGATCAGTAAAAGCCTCCTCCTGATAAGTCATAAAGTTAGCCTCAGACCAGACATCGTTATTCTGATAGATAATAATATACTCTTTAGTCATTGATAATCTCCAATAGTTCTTGCCCGATTGGGTCTATAAATCTGTTACCCTCATCGTCTGTGTGTGTCAAGTCATACATAATCAGGTGCCCAATGGCGTCTTTAATCTTCTGTAGTTTCTGCTCTAAGCTCATACGCCCTCATCTAAAAGTGTTATTAAAAAGATTACTAATCCTGTGCCTACCAGTGCTATCATGTTAGATCCTTTAGCTGTTCTGGGTTATTCTTAATATCCTCTTCTAAGAAGATTATATCTGCATCGTAGCCACGGCTTTTCATTTGCCCCCATAACTTGATCGACTTAGCCCTTGCATCCTTATCTAAGGCAACATAAAGCTTGCTATAGGTATCAAAGTAAGGCCAGTACCCCTCCTTAATATTTGTACCTAACAAGGCTACCCCTGTCAAGTTATAATTTGCGCAGGCAATGGCACTAAAGCAATCCTCCACTATGACCGCCGTAGGTGAATTACCACACCTAAAAGGGATAGAAACATCACCATAATTATAAACCTTAGGTTGTCCCTTCTTAGGTATAACTAACCTTCCTACGCCACCAGTTACCTTCCCGTTAAGGTCTTTAACCAGTATTACTAAGCGTTCCTGAGCTAAGTCATAATAGCAGGTGAATAGCTTGTTCCTGTAGGCAGGTAGACAATGGTACCGACTAAGCATAGAATAGGCATCAGCAGTAGCAGCACCCCTAAGCCATTCCTTAGGTACTTCAAAAGAAGTAGTCTTCTCCCCCGCGACTTGTCTCAGGCTTGGCGGGGAGGTGATTCTACCCTCTAAGCGGGTAAGATCAGCCTTAAGTGGTACAACACCCCTATAACCACAACTAGCCCTAAAGCAACCAAACTTAGCTGAGTCATCCACTACCGTAATACCAAAAGACTTCTTAGGCGAGCCACACTCAGGGCAGGTAAAGTATCTAGTAGCACCCTCAGGTACCTCTTTTATCAAATCAGCTAACATACACCCTCCGAATACCCATAGGATAGCCTTAGGATTGATTTTAAGGTACCTAGGAGAGCCAAGTCACCCTTTAGGTATAACAGACTACCTAAGTAGGTATAAAAGCTCTCCCCGTTTAAATTTTCTAACATAAGATTTTTCTCCTCTCTAAGCCTTAACTTAGGTAAGCCTCCCTAAGGTAAGTTTATTAAATATTACCTAAGGCTTTATCTAAGGTAAAGTATATATCATTACCTAAGGTAAGTTATAATTATTATCTTAGTCTATATATTACCTTAGGTAATAGCAAGAACCGTGCCAAGTTGCTTCGCACCATGGCATAAGCTGGCTCTCGCCAGCCCGTGCCAAACCTAATCTGAGTAAAATTCTGTTTCATCTAATGGTTGTATAACATTGTGGATATATCGCCTATCAAGTGTAGGTATGTCCAGTGCTAAGTCTCTCTCTACGTCCTGCCAATCTTCGGCGGGTTCGTTAAATCTAAAATCATAATCTTTCATCTTCTAAGCCTTTATTTAAGGTTGATATAAGTCCACCAAACATATTCTCTATAGTCCGTACCTAAGGTGTCTTTGATTATATCCTCTGGCGCTTCTAAGTTAAAGATAGCTTCATACTTCCCATTTTCTCCTAAGGTTGCATCATCTAAGATATTTTGTATTAGTACGCCCCAAATAGGACTACTGTTTTCTACTAAAGTCATTTTCTCAACCTCCTAAGTTAAGTCTTAAGGTTTTGTTATCTAAGGGTTAAATAAGTTATAGTTGTTTTATATAAGGTTATTGCCTAACCATCAGCTAACATTACTATAAGTAATAATAACCATAAAGGCCATAGCCAAGGCCATATAAACCAGAATATTATAATTATAATTAACATGTGAATTACTCTCCCTCTAATTGGTTCAATATTTGTGATAAATCACCGTCAATAACGTGCCGGGCTGCTGGTTCTAACTCTTCAAAGTTGAGCGAGTTTAGGTACCCATACAACGTGATGCGTAGCGTTTCAGCTTGTGCATTAGTTAATTCAATTTCTAACATTGGTTTTGCTCCTGATAATTGGATGAGGTGCTGCACTAAAGCAAGTGTGATGCGCAGGTATAACATAGCCCCACGCCTCACCTGTTAACTTGCCGTTGGTATCGTCTACAGCTTCCCCGCAGTATCGGCAGGGACTAGCCCCAACCTTTGCACGGTAAGCGGTAACGCTTTGCTCTCTAAGCTCGAAAAACTTAATCATACTGCGTTAATCCTTTTATAGGTGCACCAGACAATAGCTTGCAATTCATGCGGCAGTAATCCCTCACGCTCTGCTAAGCGTTTATAAAGCTTTTCAGCCTGTTTATATCGTTTCGGGGTAGGTGATAGTGCGCCGCCCTTGTGATATTCTTTACCTAGGCAAGCTTTAATTGCATGACGATCAATAGTGACTTATGTGGCGCGCTGTGACTATGCAAGCCGCTTGCTGCTAAGTTATAGTTTTTCATGGTTAATACTCCTTTAATTTAGTTTAATGTTATCTGATAAAATATTGATAGGTTAAAATAGTAGCTAGCCCTAGCAATGACACAACTAGCATATAGTTACAAGCTGTATCAAGTAGCTTTGCAAAGTCTTTTCTATAGTCATGCACTGGCTTCGTGATAGGTTTACTCTCACTAATGATATAAGGGTTTTTCCCTTGTGTTTCTTTGAAGTGTCGCATTTTTAGTTACTCCTTTTGTAGTTGTAGGCGATATACTCCACGCAATCAAGCGGCAGGCCTTGTGTATGTTCTATAATTGATTGTAGCGCATCAGTTTCATTTTCATGACCCTCAATAACCCTCTCTGTTTTTAGGCGGTGATTATATTCTATGACTTCAAACATTGTTTTGTTTTCCTTTGTTTTAATGGATTAGCGTCGATGTTAGGTGAAGGATAGGCAGCATTAAAAGCAAGGCCCACACTGGACTTGTAACAGCTACTACCACAGTTAATGCAGTACCGATAAAAGTATGAAAAGCGATAGTACCCACGGTTGCAATAGTGATGAAAAGCGCCGTAAATAATACTGAGAAGATAGTAGTCATTGTGTTTTCCTTTTTGCGTTGTGTTGTGCTTACATCTTCACTTTACCCATTTTAAAAACTTTGTAAAGCATAAAATGCAATTAAATTGAAAAAAGTTTCAGCTTTGCTTGGTATTATAAGGCCCCTAGTTAAGTCACGCCTTAACTTGCACTTTATCAATAGATAACGCAGGCGCGCATGCAATATTTTCCCGCCGTTGTCAATAGTTTTTATCATAGAAAATACCTCCGCTCAGCCCATTTTGAATCCACACCCCCGCCACAAAGTCAAATTTTTATTTATTTCCCCTCAAGTGTTAAGATATTTCCTAATCCATTAGGATATTTCCTAAGATAGCCCATACTATACCGTGGGTGGTATAACTTAGCAAGGCCTCCACCGTGGGTAGTATTAACACGTTGTTAATATTAATTAACGTAGTGTGATAAATATGTCACAGGTAAAACTTTTCTCAGGAATTATCTGGCTGGGCATTAACTTTTTGCTTGACAGTGGTATTTATGTCACAGTTATGGGGGTAGGCGGGGGGCAATGGGGGGTGTATGGTTGCGGATGCCCAACCGAGAAAAAATGTTAATTTTGAAATTGGGGTATATAGATCAGATACTTAGATATTCTACTCATAGTTGTAGTATAATTCACATACTTAATTTGTAGAATAGCTTTTGAAGGGTTTTATACACAGGAAGAAGTGGTAAAATCCGTGGGTCTATGATCGTTCCGTTGGTAAGACGGCCTATCGTAGTTAAGTTTTTGATAGGCTAAGGCTATTATGTAAGTTTAGGTGGTTTTTCTAGGCATAGTTGTGTTTCTTATAAATCAATAACTTACCAAAGCGGGCGGCAAAGCTATTTCTGCTTGACTTTAGGGTAAAAGCGGTATAAAGTCAGTGTTTAGGTAGTAGGTCCCCGCACTTAGCCTGATTTTTTATAAATTATTTTTTCCTAAAGTTAAAAAAGTTCTTGACATAAGTTTTAAGTTATGTTATAATGGTGTTTCTAATCGTTCATGCACTGTCACACCCGTACGACAACATGAACCTGTGGACCCCGGAGTACCGTATTCCTGAAAAGGATATTGTCGGAGATGATGTAAGGGAAAGGGAGAGTACCTAGGCAGAAATGACCTAGGCATTGGGTGGGGGTAGCCTTGCTCAGTGAAATCTATAGGAAACCTAGTAATAGACCTAAGGCTTAGCTACGGTGGATAGAACATTCCTATAGACGCCCCCTAGTGGAAGCTAGGACAACTGGATACTGAATAGGTCATGTCGTAGGTATCCGGTTCTGTCATGTAGGCAGCACAGTACGAGTTCCAAGACCTATACCCGAGCACTTGCGGGTTCCCCATCGCGGGCAGTGGCTAACTAATATTTAGCACGAGCACAATGGAACTGGGAGTAGCTTAGTAAGACTTAGTTAACATTAAGTCGACTTAAGTTAAGAAACCTTAATAGATGCAGCGTAAGCTTAGACCATCGCCTAAGGTAGATTGATTTAGGAAGGCAATGAAAAACAACTGAGCGTAGGTGAAAAGATTACGAGTAGTACCGGCTTCGGCCGAGGCGTGACATGCCTAGTGGTATTACTTATTTAGCAGACCCGGCTTGCGGCTCCGAAGCGTTAGCTTTGGTGCAGGGCAACCTTCCGAAGGAAGTTGACCGGGAGAATATTTTGATAACTAACTTAGCCCAGACCTAAGGTAATTATTTAAATATTCACTAAGATTATTTTTTTAATCTTTTGCTGAGTGAGTTTACCACAGTACGAAAGGGGGTAGGTGTATCTACTAAAGATTAACTAAGATAAAAAATAATAAATTACCTAAGACTTAACTAAGTTAATCATTAATACTTGACATAGGTGTTTAACTATGATATAATACACTTATGTTACATACCTCAGAATTAAAGTACCTCAAGAGTCTACTGGATACCTACGAAGGTAAGCCTGAGCAGGAGTTTATGGTGTACCTTAAGCTAAAGACCTATGCTAAGGCGGGTAAGACTGATCTATACCATAGATTTATCCAGTTTATGCACAATGAAGGTACTGTAGTCTTCCCTGAGGATAAATATAAAGAAATAGAACCTTACAAAACAAACCCTTAGTAAAAAACTTAATAAAAAACTAAGAAAAGTAAAGAAAAAGCTTGACATTACTATTTATCTATGGTATAATAGTACATATTAAGTAAAACTTCTTCATTCCTAGAGTTCTACTAACTGGGCTCTGTTCATACCATCCCAATTAAGACCTTACCAAAGGCCACCCCTTGCGCCAACAGGGGGTGTCGTATTACCCCTATGCCATTTTCCTCACACAAGCAAGCACAATGGATGAAAGAGAATCGTCCAGACCTCTACGAAGAGTTCAGGGCTGAGACTAAGGATATATCCAGTTTACCCATCCGCTCCCCTAAGGAAAAAGAGAAGCGTAAGAAAGAAGCGGCTAAGAATAAGCAGAACCGTATGTCTAAAGGTAAGCGTGCTAGGTATGACTAAGAAGAAAGTTTCAGCAGATACCAAATATCGGGATGGCACCACCTACAAGGATTCTGAGGGTAAGACACATAAACGTGTAAGCTACCCCGGAACTAAGCGGGGAGACGCAGTGTCAAAAAATCCTAATATTATTCGCACTGAGGGTGAGTTATTCAGCTGTCCCGGATGTGATGAACCTCTCCTGAAGTTTGTACGAGATATTTACGACTGGGAGCAGTTGATACCTGAGATGGTAGAGGGTATCGGTTTTGACATAAGCTACTCCGACGGTACTCTCTGCCCCCATTGTAGTAAAGATTATTTTTTAGAACTCCTATGTGGAGATTAAACCCCCAACTAAGAAAGATAGGTAATCCAAATGGCTTCAATGTGTAAAGGTAAAAAGTCTAAAGGCTACGGTAAGAAGGGTAAATAACACCCACCTTAGCCAAGAGCAAGAAGAGTCTGCATACAGACCGGTTAACTAAACATTTTCAGAAATTAGAAAGAGAAAACAAAATGTCTTATCGTCTATCCGATGCCGCTACAACAGGCACCTCCTTGCTCGGGGATACCCGTCGAGTTAAGGGCTCTATTAACACCCTCACCGCAGGTAACAACATCACTATCAGTGAGTCTGGTGGTACTATTACTGTTGGCGCGGGCACTAAAACTACTGAAACCGTAACTGCTACTAATGTAATCACCGCTGCTGAGACAGGTACTACTTTCTTCCTGAGCTCTGCTACTGAGTTTGTGAGCACTCTTCCTGCACCTGCTGCTGGTCTTGAGTTTGAGTTCTTCGTAGCTGCTGCCCCTTCCGGTGCTTCCTACACCATCGTAACCAATGGTGGGGATAATATTATTGTAGGTCATGTTGTATCCAGCGAAGATGCTGCTGGCTCTGGTGATTTTGAAGCTTCTGGTGGTGATACTATTACTTTGGTTGATTCCAAAGCCGTAGTTGGTGATCGTGTACGAGTCATCTCTGATGGTACAAACTGGTTCATGACTGCATATTGCTCTGTACAGGATGCAATCACTATTACGACCGCTGCTTAATGCCTAAGCAAGTAAAAACCATCTCAGGTGGGGTAGTTCCAAAGGAGAATTACCCCCTCCTGAGTATAGTATGGTTAACACAAGGAATTATTAAAGATGGTAACGAAAGTAAACCTAGAAAACGGCGCGATTGAGGCTTTTACAGCTTCTATTGCTGACAGTGGTACTACTACGTCTGCCGGTATCGACTTAGGTAGTAAAACACTATGCGGAGTACATATCCCGTCTGGTTTTGATGGTTCTACTCTGACATTCACAGCCTCGACAACCCTAGATGGTACTTATCTGGCTGTAGAATACACACCTGACGGTACAATCGGCGCAAGTAAATATATACCTATCGACCCAAGCAAAGTTGCGGGTATTCGCTATATCAAACCGGTAGTTGGCACCCAGACAGGCGCTATTGATCTAACCTTAGTTGCTCGAGGCATGTAACTTGACTCTCTACGGCAACTTTTTCAACTTTATGAATGGCGGCGGCAGAGGTGTGGATATTTTCTCCTTATTCAATGACGGCGCAAACCCCGGCAGCTTACTTGATCTTACCACTCTTTCCGGCGTGGTTTTTCAGGATGACGACCAGACCGCAGCCAGCGCCGGTGACCCGGTAGGGCTGGTGCTTCCCAATGGCGGGGCGATATATAAAGGCTCTCGGCTTGAAAGCAACGGGGATTTTGACACGGACGCTACTGATTGGTCTGTTGGCGATGGCTTGTCAGCAACGGTGTCTGGCGGGGTGGTGACGTTGGAGAGATTGAGTACAGGCACTGGTCTCGCGCTTCAGCAATCAGTTACGGGGCTTGAAGTAGGCCGATGGTATAAAGTAGAAGTGGTCATCACCGGCGTTTCGGTAGATGCGGGTAATTGCTTTATTACAGCTTTTAACGTGAATTACCCTTTTGGCAACACACCCGGAACCTATACTTTTTACCGCCGCGCAGATTCAACCGCCAGACTTGTTGGCGCAGGCATTGGCGGAGCAGCCAGCGCAGGCTCCACACTCAGCATTGATTCTATCAGCGTGACTGAAGTCAATGATATGTGGAACCAGATCACCAGCGCAGACCGCCCGGTGCTTCGCAATGATGGAACCAACAACTATCTTGAGTTCAACGGAACCAATCACATTTTGGCGACCGGCTCAGGCGCACTGGACCTTAGCAGCAAGAATATGTTGCTTGGGCATGCTATCGAGACTTCCGATACAAGAATACCCTTATGGGGCGAAACGAACGCTGGTTCGTCTATATTTGCGTGGAGCACCGGAGGGGGGCCTAACACTCCAATTGCCAATGGCACAATTAACAATGTGTATATTAATGGTTCTCTTGATACTACCGGCGCAAAAGATGATCGACTGGCTTTGGGTAACACATTTGTTGGTGAAGGAAAGACAACCGTTGTTTTAGATGTAACTTGGGATGCTACTGCTGGAACGCCGCCTACTGGAGAGGACTGGATAATTGGCTTTTCCGGGAACTTTTCCGGCTTCTATGGAGCGATGAACCTTTACGCAAGCGCATGGGTGGTTCGCACAGAAAGCCCGACCGCAGGGGAGATTGCGGCAATCCATAACTGGTTAAACGCGAGAATGTAATCATGACGGATTTTACAAGCCAGATAGCCTTTGCAGTGCCGGAAAATCACATGAGCGGCATGAATAGCCTTGTGGCTATCATGAATGGCAAAGAGGCAGATAAAAGGACCTTTAAGCTTTGCAAATGGGAAAACTCTTTGGGTGATTTGTTTTCGTTCGTATGCTTCCCAGTATCCAGCACATTTCTTTCCGGCCTCTCCTCTTTTCCTGAAAACACCGTAGATTTCACTGTGGACCAGCAAGCAGCACAAGCGGCTTTTGATATTTTGCAGGAGCGCAATCATCTGAACCGCGCAGCCAGATCAACAAAGATTTTATACATGACATTGGAAAACACTGGCAGCGCCGCATCTATAGCGATGGATGCAATGGGATTGAGTGAAGGGGCAGGCAATGAGTAAGCAGGAATTAAACGAAAAGCAAAAAGCATTTATTGAGTACCTGTTCGGTGCAATGCACGAAGGTGTGCCCTACGGCCCGAAGCTCCTAGACGACGCTGCTAAACATGCAGGCTACACAGACCACTGGACAAACATCGTAAAGTACAAAGTAATTCGTGATGCTATCTACGAGGGCTATAAGAATCATGTATCTCTATACGGTCTTGAGGCATTTTCAACCATGCTCAACGTCATGCGTAACCCCTCCAACAAAGAGGGTAAACTCCAACTTTCAGCCGCCCAAGCCGTTTTGGATGCAAGCACTATCCCGTACAAAGGTGGTGACCAGCAGATTGAAGCACCTAATGGTGTTATCGTCTTACCTGCGAAGAAGAAAGTAGAAATCAGCATAGAAGATGACGACGTTTAAACGTGCAAGGCGAGGACAATACGAACCTAAGCGGGCCAGAAAAGCAATAGAAATGCTCCGTATGGCCTATGGGCTACCTATCATCGCAGATAGAGTCTACAATAACCCTCCTTTCGGCTACTACCGCTCTCCATACAACGAAAGATTGATGCTACCTAATGTGAGACTCCTTAGAGCACTTCGGGTAGCGTACAAAGCATTTAATGACGGTTACACAGGCCCCGTACTGGTAGAATGGTACAAAGAGAATACAGGCTACGCCTTACGAACAGATACTTTCTCTAGGCTGTACCACTCCCGCCCTGTGTTCAAAGAAATAGAGGAACCATTACATGAAAGGGAAAGGCTTTACCGATCTGCCCTCGCAGAAGCAGAAACAAACGCGCAAGAAGCATACGAAGACCACCTTAAACAAGAAAATCCGCGAGGCAGAAAAGGCGGAAAGACGCTTGAAGAGCTCGAGCTACAGATCGAAGACTACGGAGGAAGCCCAGAAAAACTGGGAGGAGAAGCAGAAAGCCCAAGCAACGAAGAATAAGCTCAAGGGTGTTAAAGAAGTTATAGACAAAGAAGTCGGCATCATAGATGCTAGTCTCTTAGACGACCCAGAACTACCGGAAGCTGCCCGCACCGATCTTAAGAACACACCTAAGTTATTTGAACCTCTTGTCAACCCAACTACAGGCCGCTCACCTCAAACAGAGTTCCTAGAAGCAGGTGAAGATGAAGTTCTCCTTAGCGGCGGGCGCGGCCCGCTGGTGTGTGGAGAAAGCGTCCTCGTTGACGGTAAAGAAGTTCCTATTGAGCAGTTGCGTGTGGGTGACTGTATAGACCATTTGAGTAATAGAAAAACAGTCATCACTGACATACCGTATGAGGGGTTAGATGATTGTCTTGAACTTACTACAGAAACCGGCCTTGTTACCCGATGTGGGGAAGCGCATCTGTACCCAGTTTATGTGGACGGCACCAAAAAACTCCTACCGGCCTTCACTATCCAAGATTATTGGTTAAATGGCAGCACGGTGGAGTTGCTACAAGAGACTATAATGGATGGGTGGCAACCAGTATTAACTAGGCAATCTATAAGTGACATCCGTGCGATAGGAGTACACCCTGTTAGGTGTATAACAGTAAGTGCAGAGGATTCGCTTTTTAAAACTAATAGTGGTATTATAACCCACAACTCAGGTAAATCGAGTGCACTCATCGCAGCACTCCTAAGACCGGAATATATAGGTAATCGCAACTATCGAGCCCTTGTAATCCGTCGTACCATGCGAGAGTTACAAGACCTTATCTCCAAAGCCAAGGCAATGTGTAAGGATGCTGTACCCGGTACAAAGTGGCGAGCTTCCGAGAATAGAATATATTTCCCTTCAGGTGCCTTCCTAGAGTTTGGTTATTGTGAGGGCAAGGATGACGTAGAACGGTACCGTGGTCGTGAATTTTGTATCCTAGCAGTGGACGAATTGACGATGATTGCGGAGGAGGATATGTATATTGCATTGATCTCCTCAGTCCGTACTACCGACCCAGACCTACCTGCACAAGTGCTTTGCACAACCAACCCTTACGGTGTTGGCTTTCAATGGGTTAAGAACAGGTTTATTAACCAAGGACCTGAAAACTCCACTATCGTTGTAAAGTACAAAAATGATTATACCGGGAAGACCCATTATACTACTCGCAAGTGGATCACATCCAACTTCATGGATAATCCGCTTATTAAAGATTCTTACGTTGCATCTCTCGCCGCCCTACCTGAAGATAAAAGAAAGAGATGGTTAGAAGGCACGTGGGATGGTGGTGATGGCATGGCTTTCCCCGAGTTTGATCGTGCTAGGCATGTAGTTAAACCCTTCTCTATCCCCCACAGTTGGCCTCGGTTTAGAGCGTGTGACTGGGGATATAGCACAAGAGCTGTAACACTTTGGTTTGCTTTAGACCAAAATGAGGTTGCTTATATCTACCGGGAGTATTGTGCGACAGATGTTAACGCTGATGTCTACGCCAGAAAAGTTCTCGAGCTAGAAAAAGGCGAGCATGTACAGTACGGTGTAATCGATGGCTCAGTAGGTGATAAACGTGGCCAACCTATGAGTATTGAGCAGTTAATGCGTAAAGAGGGCTGTATCTGGCGCTACGCTGATAAATCCCAAGGCTCCCGCCTCGCAGGTAAAATGCTTATGCACCAAGCCTTAGCAGACGACCAACTCCTAGGCGAACCTAAAATACAGATATTTGACACCTGCACCGAGACTATAGACTCCTTATCTACCCTCCCCGCAGATGACAAAAACCCAGATGATGTGGACACCAAACATAAGAACGACCACCCGTGGGACGCCATACGTTTCTTCTTACTGTCCCGCCCACGCTACACATCATTCTTTGATAAACCAGAGTATAAAAAGCCCCCACCCGTAATCAACTCGGTGTTTGGCTATTAGAATTTCCTAAGGCAACGAGCTCAATCTGTCTAGGGAATATTAACCAACCTTAAGGAAACTACTATGAAAATGAAAAACGTACGAGAAACTGTCCCTGTTCGCGGGCAGGTTATGAAGAATAACATGGAAGCTACAAAAGACAAATCAGTTATGACCCCGAAGAATGACCTGTCTCTGTCTGCTACCTTCAAAAATGAAAAATCCATGCCTAACAAGCTGATGTCTCACAAATTTGAAGACGGTATGATCCCGGTTTCAGGCAAAAATTGCGGTAAAAAAGGCAAGTAAATTGCAAATCTTTGATCCAAAAACAGATATACTCTCCGCTGTACCTGACGGTGAGGCTCAAGATCGCCTGAGTAACGATTCTCTGTACAAAAAGCAGAGTGCGTTAGAAGGTCTGATCTATGACATCAAGCAAAAACAGACGATGGCTGAGGATGCAAGACGTCCACAGGAACAAATCTGGCTTGAAGACTGGAAACAGTTCAACGGAGAGTTATCTGATGACGAGAAACGTGCTGTAGAAGCTGCTAGGCAACGTAACGCCACTGCATCCGCCCTGACAGTACCTATCACCAAGACAAAAACTATGGCTTCCTACGGGCAGCTATGTGAAATCCTCTTTGGTGACGATACTTTCCCTGTCCATGTAGAACCTACACCTGTACCTGAGGGAATTGCCGAGGAAGTCTCGATAGTTCCTGAGGAAATGGAAGACCCTTACGGGTATGAAGGTGATGGCAGGGTTATTGAGCCGGGCACTACCCAAGCTACGCTTCTCGGTGGATTAAAAGACCGTGTATCACAATTTATTGGTGCAGGTAAAAAGCTCGTTGAGGGTAATGTACCGGGCGCACCAACTATTTCTCCTGCTGAGGAGACTGCTGCTAAGCTAAACAAGGTTATTCAAGATCAGCTAGTAGAGCAGAAGACTGAGCGTGAAATCCGAGCTATGATCCTTGAGATGTGTGCTATGGGCACTGGTGTAGTTAAGCGCCCTATGACCCACAGACAAACCATCCACAAATGGGAAAATAGTGAAGAGGGCTTAGTACACTCACCTATTATTAAAATTGTACCTAAGGCAGAGTTTGTTACTCTTTGGAATGTCTATCCTGACCCGCATGTACGGCGTATGGAAGAGGCTTCCTATGTTATCGAACGCCACAAGCTTAGCAGACACAAACTTCGCCGCCTCAAAGACCAGCCATTCTTCTTCAAAGACGCTATTGACCGCCTACTCCAAGGCAAAGGTAATTATGTAGATAAATGGTGGGAAGCCACCTCTCTGCTTGATAACCAGAATGAGTCTCTTGGCCCTAATGAGGAGTGGGAAGTCTTAGAATTTACTGGCTACCTAACCCAAGAACAGCTCGAGAACATCGACGGTATTAGTAAGGAGGAAATCGAAAAGTTCTCTGATCTTGTACCTGTGAATGTATGGATTTCTGGAGATGAAGTTCTTAAAGTTATTCTGAACCCCTTTGACGTGTATGACGCACCTTGGTACTACGCTGTACCGTATGAGGAACATCCCAACCAGATGTGGGGCAAAGGTCTACCACGCAATATGCGTAACTCTCAGATGATTATTAACGGCTCTATGCGTATGGCCGTAGATAACCTGAAGTTTGCTGGCTCTGTCATGTTCGAGGTGAATGAGAATAATCTCTCTGCCGGTCAGAACATGGACATCTACAACGGTAAGATATTCTATACCAATGGCGGTGCTCCCGGCCAAAGTGTGTACTCTATTACCACACCGAACGTAGCACCTAGCAACATGCAGTTAGCTGACAAAGCCAGACAGTATGCTGATGAGGAAACCGGCCAACCATCCTACTCCTATGGTCAGTACACAACCGGCCAAACACGGACTGCCTCAGGTATGTCTATGCTGATGAACGCTGCTACCACGCACCTGAAATCTATCGTTAAGAACTTAGACCAGTATCTATTAGAACCCTTAGGTGAAGCTCTCTTCCACTGGAATATGCAGTTCAACGAAGAGATTACTGAAATCCGTGGTGATGTTCGTATCCGAGCCAAGGGCACCCAAGCCTATCAACAAAAAGAAATCCAGTCACAGCGACTATTGTCATTCATGCAAGTAGGTACCAACCCTGCTCTTGCTCCGCTGATTAACTGGGAAAAGATTATTAAAGAGTTTGCTAAGTCAACTGGCTTAGAAGTGGATGATGTCATTAACGACCCCACCAAAGCAATGCTCTACGCAGAATTAATGGGAAAGGTGAATAATGCTATTAACCAAGGAACAGGCCAAGCCAATGGAAATCCTATGCCGGGAGGAGGTCAAGGTGGCTCTCAACCGAGCACTGGAGGTGTTAACCCACAAGATCAATCGGGATCAGGCGGCGGCAACATCGGAGTTGGAAATCCTGAAAGCTTCGGGCCAAATCAAAGCGGTTCACCAGCTCAGTAACCTCACCAAAGACATTGAAGCCGCCCTCAAAGGCAGAGCTTAATGCAAAGTATAGTATCCAAAAACCCCGATAACGGAAAGTATAGTTAACATTATGACTGTTATGCAAGTAGACGGCCAATGGGTTACAACACCTTCAGTACAGATCGGTGGTGGATATAATATGCAACCCCCTCCTCAGGTAAACGCACCCCAGTTAGCACAGCCTGCCAGTGACCCTGTAGATATAGCCCAGACCGGGAAGACATTATATAAAGGTTTGACCAGTAACAACCCTACGGTACTTCCCACAGGTGTTGCCAACGCAGTAGATAATTTCGGGCAATCTGTACTAGGTGTAGGTAATGTTGTGCCTTTGCAGGGACCTCCTACCCCCGGTTTTGTAGGCCCCGCGCCTGCCGGGACAGGTGTGGAAGGTGGCCTAAGCACTAATTTTAGCCCAGCCAACATAGCAGGTGGTGTAGCGGGAGGTTTAGCAGCCAATGCAGTATTTGGTGGTG